CATCGACCTGGACAAGTGCGTGACCGACACAAAGCCAGCACCTGCCGCGCTGGACTTGATGAACCGCATCGGCTGCGCCTATATCGAGTACAGCCCCAGCGGTAACGGCCTGCGCGGCTTTGGTTATGGCGACAACTTCACCGGCAAACGTGGCATCTTGGACGGCCTGAACGTTGAGCTATACACGAACAAGCGTTATCTCACAGTCACCGGCCATTCAATTACCCAAGGCCCACTGAAGCCCCTTCCCGGCTTTGCTGCTGTCGCCGCCGAGCTTGGATCAGATTCCCTACAGAAGAGACAGAAAGAGACAGAAGAGACAGAAGCAATCTCCTCTATCTCTTCAGGCTCTTCAGGCTCTTCTGTAGGGTTCCCTGCTGGAACACTGCCTGCGAGCGTGGGGGCGCGCAACAAGTGTTTGTTTCGACTGGCCCGCTGGGTGAAAGGAAATTGGCCGGACACCACGCTGGCCGAGTGCCGCCCCATTGTGAAGGAATGGCACCGGCAGGTTCTGCCTGTTATCGGTACGAAAGAATTCGCCGAAAGCTGGGGCGATTTCGCGCTTTGCTGGAAGGCCGTCAAGTACCCGCACGGCGCTACGCTGGAAACCATCTTGCAAGGCGTAAACGACGTGTCACTGCCCAATGGAATCTCCGCCTTGGAATACGGCACGCAAACCCTGCGGCTGGTGCGTATTTGCAATGTGTTGGCATCGCACCACGCTCCGGAACCGTTCTTTTTGTCGGCTCGCATAGCTGGCGACTTGCTTGAAATGCACTACACCGAGGCAGCAAAACTGCTGGCCGCGCTGGTGGCCGATGGCGTGCTGAAGTTGGAAACGAAGGGTGTCGGAAACAAGGCGAGCCGGTACCGCTTCATCTGGGGTAACGCATGACACGGATTGGCAAAGTATCAAAAGAGACTTTGGCGACGCTGGTTGATCTGGTTCCAATCCTGCGCGACTTGTGGGGGGGCTTGCACGCGGGGGGGGCTTCTTCTTTCTCTCTCCCAAAAATTCAGGGGGGCCTATGACGGCTCAAACCGCAATCGAATTTCTTGAAACGCTAAAAATTCCCGAAGGAAAGCTGGCCGGGCAACCGCTGAAGCTGGCCGACTTCCAGAAAAAATTTGTCCGTGGCGCGCTGGCCGATGGTGTCGTGGTGGGCGTGCTGTCCATCGGGCGCGGAAACGCCAAAACCGCGCTTGCTGCCGGGCTGTCGCTGGGCGCGTTGATGGGGGTTTGGGACAACCAGCCCCGGCGCGAAGTCATTTTTGCTGCCCGCAACCGCGATCAAGCCAAGACCGCGTTTCAGTTCCTTGTCGGCTTTGTTGATGGCCTGCCCGATGGCGGGCGGGAACTGTTCACCATCCGGCGCGGCAGCAAGTTGGAAGTTGAGTATTCCGGCAATGGCGGCGGCTTGGCCCGGTGCGTTGCTGCTGACGGCAAAAGCATCCTTGGCGGCGCTCCGACNTTGGCGATTCTTGATGAACGGGCCGCATGGGAAAAGGCGAAGGGCGACACCTTGGAAAACGCGATCCTTTCAGGCTTGGGAAAGCGCGGCGGGCGCGCGCTGATTATCAGCACCAGCGCAGCGGACGATGCCAACACCTTTAGCCGCTGGATTGATGAACCGCCGCCGGGCACTTTCGTTCAGGAACACCGGCCACCGCCCGGCTTGCCTGCCGACGATCTTGACTCTTTGATGCTGGCAAATCCGGGCGCAGTTGAAGGCATCGGCGCGACACCGGAATGGCTTGTGTCTCAAGCGCAGCGTGCCATTGCGAGGGGCGGGGCGGCCCTATCGGCCTTTCGCAACCTAAACCGAAACGAGCGTGTCAGCGAAGAAAGCCGAAACATGCTGGTGACGGTTGATGAATGGATGGCTGGCGAAGTCGCGCCGGACGCGCTTCCTGATCGTGTCGGACGCTGCATCCTTGGTATCGACCTTGGCGGCAGTCGTTCAATGTCCGCCGCCGCTGCCTACTGGCCTGAAAGCGGACGCCTTGAATGCGTGGCGACCTTCCCCGGCAAACCCAGCTTGGCCGACCGTGGCGCTGCTGACGCCGTAGCTGATCGCTATGTCGAAATGGCCGCGCGTGGCGAACTGTTCACCCTGGGCGAAAACACTGTTCCCCCCGGCCCATGGCTGGCCGAGATCGTGCGCCGGTTCGATATTGTCCCGGCCTGCATCGTGGGCGACCGATTCCGGCACGCCGAATTTACCGAGGCGATGGTCAAGGCTGGGCTGGCGCATGTGCCGTTTATCAATCGCGGTTTTGGCTGGCGCGACGGCAGCGAAGACATTGAGCGTTTCCGCCGCGCACTATTCGATGGCGAACTGAAAACCACGCCGTCCCTGCTGCTGCGCTCCGCGATGGCCGATGCCGTGGTGCTGATTGATCCTGCGGGAAATAACAAGCTCGCCAAAGCGCGCAGCCTGGGCCGCATTGACGCCGCCGCCGCTGCGGTGCTGGCCGTGGCCGAAGGGCGGCGACTGGCCGGGCGGACGAAAGAGAGCGGCCCGGTGGCGGTATGGGCATGAAAGACTATTTCCGGCATTCGCGGGCCGTCATTCGTGACCGGCGATGGCCTGCCCTGCGCCTTGCCGCCAAGCGCCGCGACGGTTTCAAGTGCGTGCAATGCGGCACCCGTGGCCGGCTGGAAGTCGATCACATTCAACCCGTGCGCGACGCGCCGGAGTTGTCATTCGCGCTATCGAACTTGCAAACACTGTGCGTTTCTTGCCACTCAAAAAAGACAATTCAAGAAACCGGATTACGAAATAGCTTTCCACAACATGAAAAATGGCTAGAATCCGTCAAAGCACTTTTGAAAGGTTCACGCCATGCTGCTAAGTCAGAAAATCGCACGCCGCCAGTCCGAGATTCGGGAGAAGCTGGCGCACCTTGCTGGAATTGACGCGCCCACCGTGGAGCAACGCTCCGAGNTNGCCGCGCTCGATACCGANTACGGCACGAACGAACAGCGATACCGCGCCGCGNTGATCGGTGAAGCCGACGAGCGCCGCGCTGCGGGCGAGCCGGAGACCACCGGCACNGGCGATCTTGAAAAGCGNGTGAGCGTNNTGCGCGTGGTGCAAGCGGCCATTGCTGGCCGTCAGCTTGACGGAGCCGAGCGCGAATACCACCAAGAGGCCGAGCGCCGCAGTGGGCAGGCCGCGCAAGGCGTGTTCATCCCGCTGAACTCTCTTGAAAAACGCATCAACCTGACCACCACCGCCGGCGACCTGGTGCCCACCGACCACCGGGGCGACCTGTACATCGGCCCGCTGCGCGATTCGCTGGTGGTGCGCAGCATGGGCGTTCGCACCTTGTCCGGCCTGCGCGGCAACATTGAAATTCCGAAGGCTGGCACGGGCATTAGCGCGGGCTGGGTGAACGAAAACGAAGCCCTGCCCGAAGGCGACCTGACCTTTGAAGGCGTGACGCTGAAACCGCGCCACGTTGGTGCAATCAGTTCGTGGAGCCGCCAGCTTGCCCAGCAAAGCGACCCCAGCATTGAAGCCCTGCTGCGCGACGATCTGGCCTATGCCATCGGCTCCGCCGTTGATCGCGCGATCATCAGCGGCGATGGCGTCAAGGAACCGCTGGGCATCCTGAACGCCGCCGGTATCCAGACTGCCGCCACGCCCGTGACGTGGGAAGACGTGCTGGCCGTCGAGGGCTTGCTTGAAGACGTGAACATCAAGGCCAATGCCTGGTACACCAGCCCCGCCGTTATGCGCACGCTGCGCGGCAAGCTGAAAGACGAAGCGGCCGGAGCAAGCTACATCGCCGTGAAAAACAGCATCGGCGAACTACCGGCCTTCACCAGCAACGCGGCCCCGGCGGGCGTGGCGATTCTGGGCGATTGGAGCCAAGCAATCTTTGGCACCTGGAGTGGCGTTGACCTGCTGGTGAATCCATACGAAGGCGAAGCATATCGACGCGGCAACGTGCTGATTCGCGCCATCTTGACCGCTGACCTGGTACTGCGCCACGACAAGGCTTTCGTGGTGGCCGGGGCTTAAATCTGCTCCCGAGAGCGGTTTTCGATCATGCTGATCTACCCCGGTGAGCTTGAAGTCCGCAAGCGCAAGGGCGGCGGGCGCGTCATTCGGGGCCGCTTTCCCTACAACCGGCGGGCGGTGCTGACTGACGGCGGCAACAAAGGCCGCCCGGTCAAAGAGCAATTCAAGCCGATGGCTTTCAAGTTCCGCATCGACGATGAAACGGCAGAAATTCACCTGCTGTCCGGCCACGATTACAACAAGCCGTTGGCGTCAAGATTGACCCGCACACTGGCCCTGACCGACACCGCTGAAGCGCTGCTATTCGAGGCCACCATCACGGAGCAGGTATTGCAAACCAGCTACGCCGCTGACGTGCTGGCCCTGATCGGCGCNGGCNTNGCCGTGGGCTTGTCGCCGGGCTTTCGCATCCCGCCAAAAAAGACCGTACCCAATGCCGAAACATTCGAGGATGAACCGCCATCCGAAGGCCGCGCCGTCATTCGCACCATCCATCAGGCGCTGCTTTACGAGCTTTCCATCGTGACGCTACCGGCCTACTCCGAAAGCGAGGTGGAGGAAATGGACGAAGAAGATCGAGTGGCAACGTTGCCACTTGAAAAATCCGGCAATGTTGCCGGATTACGTCCGGGTTCCATCACCATCCCCGGCTTCTTGCCGTCCTACAGGTGGCGTCATGTTTAACGACGACATCATCATCGGCGAGTTCACCGAGGGCACGCCCGCCGCGCGCTGGCCGGGCTATGAGGATGAAGCCCTATGGCGGCGTATCGAGCAATACATCGTTTGGCGCTGGGGCGAACGCCCGGTGGAATGGCTGATCCGGGGGCCGGGCCTGTTCCT